TCGGGCAGACGGTCGGGTTTTTCTGGTCGAGCCGGCTCTGGTCCTCTTCGGTGCCTGGCTCGAAGTTCGGAGCCTCGTTTTTCAATGATGCCAGCAGCGCCTGCAGCCCCGCGTCGTCGGCCGTCAGCCCGTCGAGCACCTGCGCCAGCATGTCGTCGTCGCGCCCGGCCATGCCCCCGATGGGGTCTATCGCCGCCAGCACCAGCCGCTCCTCGTCCTCCGACAGGTCGACGTACAGCACCGGCAGCGTCGGCTCGCTGCGGCGCAGCGCCAGGGCCACCCGCGCATGCCCGTCGACCACGTGCCCGGTGCGCCGGTTGACGATCACCCGTTGCACCCACCCGACCTGCTTCAGCAAGCCCTCCAGCGCGTCGACCTGCTCCTTCGGATGCACGCGCCAGTTCAGCGGGTTGGCCAGCAGCTGATCCGGCGCTTCCTCGCCCTCGCCGACGATGCGGCTGCGGAATGCCGACGGCGCGGCGGTCTTTCCCTTACCCATGTGTTCCCCTAGTCATCGAAACTCTCTCCATCGAACTGGCGCACCTTCTTCCCGCGCGTGCGGACCTTCGCCGTCGGCTTCGGCGGCCTCTGCTTCGCCCGCCTGACCCGCTCGCGTTCCTGCCACTCTGCCGTTTCCTCCGGCCGCTGCCGGATCACCCGGAGCGTGCCGTCGGCGTAGCTGCGCTCGACACGGTACGGAGCGGGCTCGAACTGCTCGGCCGTGCCGAACCGGCCGCGCTTGAGCGATTGCACCGTGGCGGCTAGGCCGAAGATGCTCGACACGGCCACGGTCTGAACCGGCGGCGCGTCGGCAGCCGACACGATGCGGTGCACCGGCGCCGGCTCGGCCAGGTCGTCGCGGTCCAGCTCCCGCAGCGGCGCGCGGATCGGCAGCTGCAGCAGGCAGGCGAGCGCCTGCACGGCCAACCGCCAGGGCCTGGCCGGCTTCGGGCGTGGTGAAGCGGGCGGCGCCGTCGGGATCGGCAGGTCGGTGAACAGCAGCATCTGGTCGGCTGGGGGGGTCATCCGGTGGGGGTTGATCGGGTCTTCGCGTCCCAGAGAAGCTTCATCGTCACGCGCAGCCGGTCGGCTGCGTCCTTGCCGCGGCGCTGCTCGACGGCTTCAAGGTGGGTGCGGCGCTCGTTCAGCGTCGGCAGGGCGGCGATCGCGCGGGCCTCACACTCGTGCCGCCAGTGCTCCGAGGTGCTGTCGACCTCGCGGCCGTCGAGTAGGAGGACGAGGGGCATCAGGCCGGGCCATCGGCGTCGCCGCGGCTGCTCGTGTTGTCGGCAAACGGCTCCAGGCGCAGCATGAACTGAACCTGCGCCAGCCGGTCGGCCGCGCCTTCGACGGGGCCGGCTTCCACGATCAAGCGACCTTGCTCGTCAACGGGCAGCACAGTCAGCTCTAGGCGCGGCGGCTCTGATGCGTCGAGCGTCAGCACGGCGCGCTGCGTGTACTTCGGTAGACCCAGCGCCCTTGCCAGCGCCATCGTCAGCTCTGTTGCCATAGTCAGGCCTCCACGCGCTTGATGCGCCAAGTAACCCCGGCCACCGTGAACACCTCCCCCACGCGAGCCAGGAACGGCGCCGACTGCGGGCCGCGGTAGCTTAGGCGCATCTCGGCCCAGCGGCCTCGGCCTACGGGCACGGCGACGATGGTCACGCGGCCAGCCCCAGCAGGATGGCCGCGACCTCGCGCTTCCACACACGCACGCGCACCCCAGGCACCGGCAGCGCGTCAGGGTCTTCGCCGGGGAACACCTTCGCCAGCCGCGCGTACTCAACGACGCGGGCATCGTCAGCCCACAGGCCGGCGTCGCTGATCGCGTCCTCGGTGCTGCGCGCCAGCTTCGACAGGTCCGGCTTCTTGTCCGGCCAGGTCTGCCGGCGCTTCGGGGCGCTGGCAGGCTTCGGCAGCGTGAAGACCATGCTCACCACGAGCGGGCCGTCGAGCGGGGCCATGCCGGCGAACTGCTGGCGCACCGCTTCGGCCGCAGCCTTCACGTCCATGCGCCATGGCTTGACCTTCTTCGACGACTCGACCATGAGGCCGCGGCCGGTCTTGGTCGTGCCGACGAACTTCTTCGAGCCCTGCGGGGCAGGGTTTCCCGTCACGGTGAACTCGATCATCGGGGCATGTCCTTCGGGGTTGCGAACGTCTCGGCGAAGCGCACGCGGCGCTCGCAGGCGTCGAGCACATGGCGCTGGCCGCCGGTCAGGCGCATGCCCGAGGCCTCCAGCGCGCGCAGGCGCAGCGCCTGCTGGTAGGCCTGCGACACGTCGATCCCGCCCGTGTCCAGGGCCTCGCGACGCATGTCGACCATGGCTTCGTGGTCGGTCATTCGGCCCCCAGCACGTAGGGCTCGGCCGGGCCGGCTTCGTTCACGAAGCGCAACGAGGGCTCGTCAAACCACAGCCGAATGCGGCCTTCCCACTGCCCGTTGCGCTGCTTCTCGACCGTCACCAGGGCGTCAGCCTCGCCCGACTTCGCCATGTTCGCCTGGCTCATCTCCTGCTGCTTCGGCTTGTTCGCCCAAACGGTGACGACGTTGTGGCACTGGTCCGAGATCGCCGCCGACCCGCGCAGCTCGTACTTCGTCGGCGGCTTTGACTCGTCGCCGCTCTGCGGCTTGCGGCAGTGCGTCACGAGGTGGATGTGCAGCCCAAACTCCTGCGCGCTGCGCACAAGGTCGGTAACGAACTGCTTCTGCTCGTCGAGGTGTTCCTCGCTGGCGCAGACCATCATCATGCTGTCGACGACGACCTGCGTGCCCTTCAGCTCCTCGGCGAAGTAGCGCAGCACAGCCAGCAACTGCGCCGGCTTGATGCGGCCCATGTGGTCGAACATCCAGAGCCGGCCGTCGGTCCAGGCGTTGAACCGCTCAAGCGTCACCAGGGCCGGCTTCTCGACCGCGAAACACTGCCGGGCCATGCGCGCCAGTGTGTCGGCCGGGCTCATCTCGAAGCTGCAGATCAGCACCCGCTCGCGCTGGAAGCACAGGTCGAGCGCGACCTGGCCGGTGAACATCGACTTGCGGTGGCCGTTGTAGCCAGCCCATGCCGTGACCTCGCCGGGCCGGAACTCCAAGCGCTGGCCCAGCTTCGTGGAGATCATCTTCGGCTGCCGCGCGCCGGGCTCCTTCGGCAGGAACTTGGCCGCCAGCAGGTCGGCAAAGCTGCTCGCCGGCCGCACCTTCACGCGGGCCTCGGTGTCCCTCGCGTAAGCGGCAAAGTCGAAGTCGTCGGGCAGTAGCTCAGCCATGCGCGGGCTCCAGTGCCGCGATGCGGCGGGTCAGCTCGTTGATGTCGCCACCGGCGTACAGCGGCAGGGTGTCGCGCAGCGTTGACCGGTCGGTGGCGTAGCCCAGCACCACCAGGGCGCCGGCACGTTCGGCCGCGGTGCACCAGGCGGTCACGTCGGCGCCGCTGTGCGCAGGCCCGGCCACCACCACCCGAAGGCCCACCAATAACCGTAGGTCGGCGGTCTCGGGGCGGTCCAACGGACCCGGCATCAGCCACGCCTCATCGGCACGCTGGCCCGGCCGCTCGTGCAACGACAGCACCACGCTCGACGGCATGCGGCGGCGCATCCGCAGGGCGATCAGCTCGGCTGCGCCCCTCATTCGGCCCCCGCGAAGATGTCCGAGCCCGACACAGCGGCCAGCGGGGCATCCTCCCAGCGCCGACCGTTCAGCCAAGAGGCAGGCATCGGGATGAACTGCCCGCCGTCTTTCGTCCACTGCTCGGTCGTGGCCTGAAGGGCTATCGCGGCCAGCAACGCGGCCTGTAGGGCGTCGTCAGCACGAAGCCGGGCATAGGCCTTGATCGCGGCGCCTTTGGCCTGCTTCCGTGGGTAAGCGGACCAGAACGCATCGAACCCGGGCGGGAACTCCGACACCTGCCCCCGCTTGCGGGGGTTAGGGGGTTCTTTATGGTGTCTGGTGTCTGGTGTCTGGAGAGCATTGCCTTCGCTATGCGTTCGCATTGCGTCCGGTGATGCGTTCGCATTGCGTCCGGACTGCGACCACCGTGCATCGGCTGATGCCTTCGCTTTGCGCTGCTTGTCCTGATACCGCGCTATCTCGGCATCCGCCCGCTTCTGGTGGTACTGCCCGTCGCGCAGCTCGAAGAACTCGCTCAGCACCTGAGCGACGGCCCGGCGCTGCCCCGGCGTGGACGCCTTGGCCAGCCGGTACTGCTGCCCCTCAGCGATGGCCTTCTCGTGGTGGTAGTAGGCCCGCAGCAGGCGCGTATAGGCCATGTCCTCATCCCAGGTCAGGTGCCCGGTGGCGGCGGCCCAATCGCCGAGGTGGTGCTCGTAGTAGTTCACGCGGCCCGACTCCCCGCCGCAGCCTGCGCCCAAGGCCTCGCGTCCCCTGGACTCAGCTTGCTCACGTACCCCTTCGGCAGCTCGCTCACCGTGTACCGCTGGTCGGCGCACGTCGGCACGACAGTCACGCGGGTGCTGGCCGTGATGACGCCCTCAACCCGCGGCGGCTTGTCCATCGGCTCGATTCGCCGTGCGTTGCTCCCCGGCTTGCGCAGCAGCGTCAGCGCCGGCCCGCGGCTTGAGCCCAGCGGGTCGAGCATGTCGTGCAGGCGAGGGAACGTCGGCGCCTGGCTCGCCACCTTGGCAGCGGCGGAAGGCTTGACGACGGCGCGCGTGCCCACCCCTTGCCCGGCAGCAAAGGCCTCGGCGTGGTGCTTGTTGACAAACGCCCGGATGCTGGGCTTACCAGCGCCGCTGCCGCGCGTGTAGCTGGCGCTGATGAGCTCGCCAGCGCGCACCATGTGGCCGATGAGCACGCCCACGGCTTCGCGGTCGGCGTAGCTATACAAACGATCCTTGATAAGCACCTTGCTGGCGCCGATGGGCGTGGCCGCTTGCGTCAGGATCAAGGCGCGGATTTCGTCGTCGCAGTAGCGACGCTCGTTGCGGTCGCGCTCAGGCATCAGGGTGTCCTACCGCGCAAGTGGTGCGCGCTGTGTTTGTTCCCATCCCCCAAGACGGCTGACAAGCTAGGGGGTGCGCTCCGGCGCGTCGAGGCGCCAAACTCCAGACATGCGCTCGAACCTTCGTCGGCAACACCCAGCGGCAGCCGTAGCTGCGGCGGCGCTTGGCGACCAGGCGGGCGCGGGATGCGAACCAGGGGCGCATTTAGACAGCCTCACTTTCTTCGAGCCAGCGGCTTGCTTCGGGATGCGCCCACAAACACGCCTGCCGCTCGTAGGGCGTCGGCTCGCGCCAAGGCAGCGCCTGCTCGGATGCGTCATTCAGGCCCGGGAATGCATACCAAACGCCTGGAAACAGGATGTCGCGGCTGTCTGGCACGGGCTCCCATGCGTCGACCTGCAAGGTGCGATCGTGCTCGGGCAGGATGCTCGTGCCGCGCCAGTCGCGCACGTACAGGCCGCGCTCCTGGGGTCTGATGCTGGGGTGTTTAAAAGGGCGCATTCAGTCGCCCTCCCGAATCGCCAGCCGGCCAGCGGTATCGGGCGCGAACCCCATCGCCACCAGCGCGGCACGAAAGCTGTCTACAGCATGATCCAAAGAGCCATCACCGTTGACCGTGACGCTGGCGTGCGGGTTCTCGCGCCCGTGCGGATAGCGGCCGGTCACCACGACGGTAATAGCGTGGGTTCGGGTGTCGTCCATCAGGCCACCTGCCGCGCGGGTTCGGGCTGGGCGGGTGCAGTGCGCAGCACGCTCCAGTCGATGTCCGGCCTAAGTTCTTCGCACCGGACAGCGCCCGCCGTTTCCCGCTCGATGGCGGGGCAGTGCTCGGCCGGCACTTGGCGGGCGTTCTCGTTCGCGGTCCACTGGCTCACCAGCACGCGGTTCACGCCGATCTTCTCGGCCAGCGCCGCAGCAGTGCCGCGGGGATTGGCGTTCAGGTAGGTTTTCAGGTCCATGCCGCGCATCGTAGCACAGCGCTAACCGGCCTGCAAGCACTGTCAGAACGAGTTAGGGGGGGCGGGAAGACCCGCGGAAAGAAAGTAGCGCACCGCTATTGACTGAGAATTAGCGCGCCGCTACAGTTCATCCCATCGGCCCATGACAAACCTCATCCGAGGCGGGCCGGAAAGGACAAGGCAATGAACGGTTACGCGATCTTCGGCCGCCCGCCAGTGTTCGGCGGCTGCAGCGCCAGCAGCGACCTCGCGGCCCACCTGGCCAGCGAAGACGCCGCCGAGGCCCGCGCCGAGCACGTTGAGAGCCAGATCGACGACGCGATCGACGCGATGCTCGACGGCACAAAGCTGACCGACCTGACGGTCCCGCTGTTCGATGCGATGAAGGTGCGCAAGGCCCAGCCGTCAATGGCCGAGCTTTTGAGCGACGACGGCGGCAGCATCGACACGTTCGACGACTGGCTCCGCATCCTCATGCGCGCCCCGCTTGAGCAACTGCCGTTTGTGGCGCTGAACTTCCGCGCGTGGGCTCGCAACGTTCTGCGCGAGAACGCCGACAGCGTGGGCGTCACCGAACTGGCCGAGAAGATGGCCGCCGAGATGAGGGCCGGGCTGTGAGCGGCCCGGTGATCGTGGCCAGCGTCCGCCCGGCGATGACTGTCGAGCAGCAACTGCTGGCCGAGCTTAAGGCCGCTCACAGGCTGCTGGTGGTTGCCCTGGGCTGCATGACGCCGGACGGCAAGGCGCAGTTTGCGCGCCGCGCCGAGATCATGGGCCTGGGCACCGATGGCGCCACCCGCCACCACGAGCGCGAGGCGGTCATCGCGCGGGCTGAGGGGCGCGCCGCATGAAGCGCACTCCCCTGCGCCGCCTGAACCCGTCCCGCCGCCTCATGCGCGACTACGCGACGGCCTGGACCGCCACCAACTTCGGGCGCCTCATTGAGCGCGCTGTGTGCATCGCTGGCGTGTGCGCTATCGGCGTGATGCTGGCTCGGGCTTGTGTGCCTGTTTAAGGAGAGACCATGACGCGAATTTTCTTCATCTGTGCCCCGTTCTTCATTTGGCGGTTCGAGTGCTTCGACACGCTGTCGAGCGTGCTGCGGGGGCTGCTGTGAAGTGGCCCGCCGATGACATCGGCCGCACCATGTGGGCATCGCCGCGCCGCTGCAGTGGCGACAGCTGCCACCAGTGCCGCGCCGAATGCAAAACGCCCGAGGCGTGCCAGCTTCCAGAGTCGGCTGACACGTTCCTGTCGGCGTACTCGCGATCGCTGCTGTCAGCGCTGCTGGTGCTGGTGTGCGCGGTCGTCGTGGTGGTGTTGTCGCTGTGAACGCGCCGCGCGAGCTTCGTCTCGGCCTCGTGCGCGACATGCCGGCCGAGGAATACCACGCTACCCAGGCCATGAGCGCGGGCGGCCTGAAGCGCATGCGGCAGAGCCCGGCGCACTTCTTCGGCCAGGTGATGGACCCGGCGAAGCCGCCCGAGAAGGACAGCAAGGCCAAGGCCAACGGCACGTTGACCCATTGCCTTCTGCTGGAGCCGCACGAGTTCGACGCCCGCTTTGCCGTGGTCCCCGAGGACGTTCCCTATTCGCGCCCCAGCAGCCGCCAGCGCAAGGCCGCGAAGCCCTCGGAAGGCACGGTCGCGGCCATCGCGTGGTGGGACGCTTTCGACGCTGCGAACGCCGGCAAGATCATCGTCGAGCCAGACGCGCTGGCTGCCGCGAAGGCCCAGGCCGCCGCAGTGCGCGCCGTGCCAGACCTGGCCGCCCTGCTGGCTGAAGGCTACGGCGAGGCCTCGTGCTTCTGGATCGACGAGGAAACCGGCGAGCTGTGCAAGTGCCGGCCCGACTGGACGAGCCCTGCCGGTGACGGCGTGATCCTGACCGACGGCAAGACCTGCCGCGACGCGAGCCCCGAGGGCTTCGGTCGCGCGATCTGGAATCTGGGCTACCACCTGGCCGCAGCGTGGTACTCCGACGGCTTCGAGAAGGCCACCGGCCAGCGCGTGCACGGCTTCGTGTTCGCCGCCGTTGAGTCCGACTGGCCGCACGTCGCCATGCCCTACATGCTGGGCGACGACGTGCTGGCGGCTGCGCGCCGAGAGAACCGGCGCCTGCTGAACCGATACGCCGAGTGCAAGCGCACCGGCGTGTGGCCGGGCTACGGCTCGGCCGTGCAGCTCATCAACCTGCCCAAGTGGGCGAACCTGGAAAGCAACGAGCAATGAACGAGATCGTCGAGTCACCCTTCGCCGCGACGCGCGGCGCCGTCGCGCCGCACGACAGCGCCGGGTCGCGCCAGAACCAGAGCCGCGAGCTCGCCGAGACGCAGACCAAGTACCTGATGGCCGAGCGCTTCCCGCGCAACGAAGTCGCGGCCATGGACAAGATCCTGAACGCCTTCAGCCGGCGCACGCTGGCCGAGAAGGCGCAGTATCAGTTCGCACGCGGCGGCAGCGACGTGGCCGGCCCCAGCATCCGCGCGGCCGAGGCCATCGCGCAGCAGTGGGGCAACATGGACAGCGGCTGGCGCGAGCAGCAGCGCGGCGTCGACGCGGGCGGCGTGCCCTACAGCGAGGTCGAGGCCTTCTGCGTCGATCTGCAGAGCCGCAACTCCAAGCGGCTGACCTTCATCGTGCGGCACTGGCGCGACACGAAGCAGGGCGGCTACAAGCTCAAGGACGAGCGCGACATCTACGAGCTGTGCGCGAACCAGGCCCAGCGCCGCCTGCGCGCGTGCATCCTGGCGTCGATCCCCGGCGACGTGACCGAGGCCGCGATGCAGCAGGCTGAGGCGACGCTGAGGGCCAGCGCCGACACCAGCCCCGAGGCGATGGTCAAGATGCTGGAAGCCTTTGCGCCGTTCAGCGTTACGAAGGAGCACATCGAAAAGCGCATTCAGCGCCGGTTGGACAGTATCACGCCGGCCCAAGTCGTGAGCCTGAAGCGCATCTACGCCAGCCTGCGCGACGACATGAGCACGCCGGGCGAGTGGTTCGAGATGGGCGACGCGCCGCCGCCGGCCGACGCCACGGGCAGCCTGGACAAGGTGCGGCAGGCCACGGCCGCGAAGAAGACGGCCACGAAGCCAGCTGCAGCGCCTGAGCCGGCCCCGGCACCACCTCCCGCAGCCGACCCCTCGGATGAGGGCTTCGGCGACCTAGCGGACCCGCAGCCGTGAGCGCAGCATGAACGGCAACCCACAAGGCAAGCGAGCCCCATTCGTCGGCCGCCGCCAGGCTGCAGCGCTGCGCTACATCGCCCGGCGCAAGACACCGCCGACGCGCTCAGAGATTGGCCGTCACCTTGGCATCACGCGCGTGTCGGCGCATCTGCTGGTGGACAAGCTGGTGTCCGCGCAACTGCTGGCGCGTGATGGTCTGGGCTGGCGGAATCTTCGGGTGACAGAGAGCGGGCGCACGATGGTGGGGACGGCATGAGCACACAAGACGCAATCCGCCAAGCGCTGCGCGAGCTTGCCGCGCTGTCGACCGGTGAGCCTTCGTTAGCGGAGAGCAGCATCGAGAGAATCGAGAGCGTGCTGCGCGCAGCACTATGCGCCGACGAAGATCGGATCGGCTCGCACGCGGGGTTAGGCCTGGCGCCGGAGCGCGCAGGGCAGCCGCGTTTTTACACGGCAACGGGACCAGTGCCCGCAGCCGGGCATTGGTACAGCCCCGCAGCAGTGCGCGAGCTGCTGGCCGCAGAGCGCGAGCGGTGGCAGCGCATCGCCGCCAACGCGCAGGCGATGACGACCGGATGCGTTGACAAACTCGACTACTTCGAGGTGCCGTCGCACCTGATGGCAGCGCTGGCGCTGGCGCTGGATGAAGGGCCTAACGAGTAGTTAGGCGTCTGTTGGAGGATGAGATGAAAGAACGAGTGCTGAAGAACGAGGCTGACTTTGTGCAGTGGAAAGAAGACTGCATTGCGCACAGCGACACCGCAGAACCGCCCACAAAGTACCCATGCTTGGCGCGCACCTTTGTGAGCGACTGGAACTATCAAGAGGAAACGGCGGAGTACCTGTACCGCGAAGATATTGCGGCGCTGCTGGCCGAGATGGACGCCTAACGCTAAAGCTGAACCGCCCCAAGGGGCCGAGAGGAACGGACGATGACAACGGAACACACGAGCACAGACCAAGCCGCCCAGCCCCTTGGGGTCGGTTCGAGCGAGGGGTTAGGCCCACTCGCGCAACCGTCGAATGACAAGCTGCGCGCGGCCCTAGAAGACGCTCGCGCAGAGGACGAAGGCGACACGTTACGTGACGACGCTAAGCAGGCGCTTTGGGCGTTGCGTGAGCGACGGTCTACTTGGTTTGACGTGGACGAACTGGAGTTGCGCAAACAGATTGACGTTTTCTTTGGGCGAGGCGCGTGGCACGAAACATGGGTGATGAACAGTCAGCGCCGACTATGTGAACAATACGGCGCCGCTGTGTTTGGCGACCTGGGGCCAGGTGCCCGCGGCCATGTATGGGCTACGTGGAATGATGGCGCAAGAATGCGATTCCACATCACGACGCCGCTTCGGGAATTGCATCAGATGCTGTCAGCAGCGCGTAATCATGGCGGCGTTGATGACGACCTGCGAGACCTGATGACTGAGGTTTACGGGCCTAACGTTCGAGCTAACCGGCCCAGCGGGGCCGAACAGGAGTAGACGATGCGAGACGATGTAGCCGGCCCCGATGGGTCCGCGTTGAGCGAGGAGTTAGGCCCGCTGCC